TTACGGCTGGTGGAGCTGGTACAAATGCTACTGGCCAATTTGTCAGTGAACTCTCAATCCTACACTAAATAATGGAGGTCAGAAATCATGACTTCTGGAAAGACAATCATATATATTGTGATGTCTGTAGCGGCAGTAAGTCTTATTCCTGCCGCTGCCCTGGCAGTCCCCGTGGTCCCAAATTTCACACAGGGGTCAATGACAAGTCACACAGAGACAACATCGAAGGTGACTGAAACGATTAACTCTATAGACTATGCAACAGGATGGCAATATTCAGTATCGGGAACAAACGTGAACAACGGGAGTCAATCCCTCAGTCCCAACCCAACGACAAACTCAGTGATAGTGAATCCATTAGGAGGAACAGAGGGGCAAGTAACAAGCGCCAACTCTGGTCTCGATTTAAATGGACAGAGTTTCACAATAGCAGATCCAGGAGCAGCATTCCAGTTCACTCAGACTTACATGGGACCAGGTGTGACGAATCAAACTGTGATTCAAAGAAGCACAGAGGTTACCAGCATCACCGATACCACAAGTATCTTTACCCAGTAATTGCTTTACTAGTATCCTCCCCTGTCAGTGCTGCTGATGTGGGAGGTGTTTCTGCGACTGCTAATCCAATCGCGAATAGTTCAGGCTCAGTTACGAACCAAGCTATTCAGGTGTTACAAGGACCATATATCACTAACCAATATGGTGGTGGTATCGCATGTCAAGGACCGACTGCTAACATAACACCCTTTCTTACTCATGCTCGTAATGAGAAGGATCCATTTGAGACACACTACATGGAACCTCAATACGATAACAGAGATTTTAAAGGTCAGATGGTAGAGACTCAAAAGAATGTGAAAAACTGGCCATGGGAATCTTGGTATGATGATAGAACATATACCAACTCAGAAGGTGAAACTGTTCGTGCCTTTGAAGATGGTCAAGATATGACTATCACCACCATGGAAATGATGGGTGATGGTGTGCCCGATAATCCTGGAAACGAACTCTGGCAGAAACCAGTGAGAACTGGTGACACTAGAAATTATAGTACCAGTCTTGGTTTGTCTGCAACAATCTCCTTCCCACTTGACGGTGGATTACAAGAACGCTGTAAGACAGCAGCAGATACTCAGATCCAAATGCAGCAACAAATGATTGCCAATAAAAGATTAGACTTTGAGATCGCGAGACTTAAGAATTGTGGTGAACTTATGCAGAGAGGAATTTCTTTTCACCCCAGAAGTCCTTATTTCAAAGTGTGTGCTGACGTGGTAGTGCAAAATGTCAATACTGTCAAACAACATCGACACTCTATCCCTTCGGTTTCAGTGCCGACCGTAGAATCTTTATCGCTCGGTTCCGGTCGCGTTGCTCCGACTTCCTCTCAGTCGCAGATAGTACCGGGGGCTTCTTACCCCGTAAGGTCGCAATCTTTTTCACAACCTTCTTCGTTACAGGTTTCACCACTTTTAACAGAAGGTCAGCAAGAGGTTTTGCAAGCAGTGCCGAGGTCGTTGCCACCACAGCAATAGATGCAGTGACAGTTACGGCACCTGGTGATGGTAAGTTAGCAATAATTTGATCTGGTACATTTAAATTATCAAATACAGGGAGACATTCTTTTCCTACTGTCTCATACCTGACTATCTTTTTATTATTTTCTAATATTTTTCCAACAGGATTCTTTAACTGTTGTTCTCTTGTAGGACACTCAGCTGGTGGTGGAGGTGGTGGTGTATCTGTATTTGCCTTTGGTGTCTCTGGTGGTTTTGATTCTGGTGGTTTATATGGTGGAGGTGGTTGAGATGTTGTTGTTACCTCCAATCTACGTGGATCATAATCTAATGGACTATAACTAGGTGTTCCTGCATCACAGAAAACTCTAACACCATCCTTGTCTTCTTCTTTGAGTGTTTGATTCTCATTACTATCTCTATGAGACTCAACACATCCAGGTATATTAACAATAGGAATACCCACCTGTGAAGTCACGGGTGGGTAAATTGGAATTGCCTGTTGAGGATTACTCATCCAATCAGGCATTACATTTATATTCACATCACGAATATCAGTAATACGAATATTATTATTCGGAATAAAGATATTGGGTATCTCCATTACTCAACCAGAGTTCCATGTTCTCTACGAATGACACGAAGTGCTTCAAGGTCCATATTTTTTGTTCCTCCGTCATAGGCATGAGCATAACCCTCCTCAATCATTTGCTCGTTGAGGGACACATCTGCATCCCCGATGTAAAGCCAACCAAGAAGACGCCCATATTTCCCAGTCCCACCAACAAGTTCAGTCCTAACAGACAACTCATCATCACCAGCCAAAGTGCCTTCGAGTTTTTCTTTGAGCCAGTTGGTTGCTTCGATTCCAAGTGCTTTCTCCTCTAGATTTCTCGTCCTTTTCTCTGGCGTATCAACTCCTGCAACTCTAACTCTTTCTTTCTTGTATAAGTCAAACCCCAGATCAATGGTGACATCAATAGTATCGCCATCAAGAACACGGTTGATCTCCGTCACTCGGAAGTTGTAACAACTCTTTCTGCTTGGTGGCACCATTGCTCCCATGTTTTTCTCGCTCATCTATTCCTAATATGTATATAACGACATAAACTGTCATAGCCAAAGCAATGATAACCATAATGATCACTGACCATACAGGATCATTTGGATTTTCAAGAGGTCGAAGTATGAGATTCATTATCAAAAGGTGCCCAATGTTGCCACCCATATTTGTGAACATAATGCATACCAATAATAGGTACAACAACTAATGCAAGACTTAGTGAACCAATCCCAAAAGGATTATTGAGTGTGACAGCAGCAAAGTGTGCTGCTAAATGTGCGATGTGGGTCATACGTATCCTCCCCAGATTTTCCAATGATCTCTAAAGTAAAAATCTACTGAAGTTAAAGTTCCCGTAGGAATAGGTTCTTCTTCAGTGTTAGCCCATTTCTTACAAAATTTTAAAATCTCCCTATTACTACTAACATGACTCACTCCATACATTCTAGAAAATGAAGTCATAGCAAAATCATAACGTCCTTTAATGTGCTGTTCCATTTCCATCATACTTGTTACTTTCGTAGTAAAAATTTTCGCCTCTATAAATTCCAAAAGTTATAGTAAGGAGAACAAATGGAATTGATACCCATAGTAAGACAGTGCTTAACATTTAACGTTACCTGGTGATAAGGATTGGAAAATTTTTGAGCAAACCTCAATAGCATAAGGTGCTCCATACACACCAGAGAAGATATAAGATATACCCAACTTAGAACAGTACTTCTCCAGTTCCTGACATTTTTTTATGTCACTGTTACTATGATCAATAATGATATCACCCGCCTCAAGTAAAGGTAACAACTCATCAAGTGTGTCTTCTACCTTTACTTCTGGAAGTGTAATCTGAAAGATACCAGGAATTGTACCCGCACTAGTATATTTTTTATTATCAATTTTAATTACTCGAACAAGATACTCTAGTGAAGTTACGCATCCACTAAGATATCCTGCTTCATATTGTCCGCAGGCATTCTCATAGTTAGTGCTACTATAACCCCAAACTTCAATTCCCTTTTCGATCATACGGCGGGACATACCTTCACCAGTACGACCTAAACCAATCAATCCAACTTTCATGTTCATTAATTTACGTGAATTACACCTGTCATACCTGCGCCCTGATGAGGACCACAGAAGAAATTATAGTCCCCTTTGTCAGCAAATACAACGTCCTGTGATTCTCCAGGTGCAAATAATAATGCTTCCCTAGAAAGATCAGCACGACCTTCAACAATAATGTTGTGAGGAGGTAGTGATTCGTTTACAAAGTGAACTGTCTCTCCAGCAGAGATTGAAATCTCATTAGGTTCAAATGCTAAATTTCCACCAGCACCCATTGAGACATCAACTGCCCATACTGGCATAGCAAAAAATAATGTAGCGATAAGTCCAAATACAAATTTCATAATGTGTGTGCAACTACTCTATCTATACTATCTTTACGTCTTTATACCTATGTTTTGTTATGACTTCATGACCTTAAAATACTAGCAATCATTAAAGACTGAACCGACAGTAGATCCTGCTTCAGATCCTAGTCTACCACCCAAAAGTGATACCCAACCAGCTGCTAACCATCCAACATATGGAATGCCAATCACAGCAGGAACACCGACTCCAGCAGCAATACTACTTCCTGCTATTGCACCTTGACTCCGTGCTCCAGCGTCCGCCACGATACACTCTATGTCGTTTGCAGACTTTCCCTCGCTATCTAAAACAGCACCTCCTAGATTTCTAGTGCCATCCATAGTGTATTGATCTTTGCGCCACTCACGACGACTTTCATTACCACCACCAAACAATCCTCTCTTCTCTTTATCCAATGATAGAGATTTTTGTGACTCAAGAATAGCAGGATCGTTTGCTCTGTACTCTATACTATAACCTTCTTTACCTGCCTCTACCTTATATGATGAATAATTACCCGCAGGAAAGTTGATAACTGGATATTGTGGTCCTTTAGATCTTATTAAATGACCTAGTGCTCCAATATGTGCGAAGGCAATAACACCTCCGATACTAAGAGCACACAATTTAAAAGTAGAGTTTGCCATGATTACATCTTGTAGGGAGGTTGATCTGAATCTGTTACAATTTTGATTGGTCCTTGCTCGACTCTAATAGTCTGAGATGGTGCGGTTTGGGATGCAGCAGCAATCAATCTTTCAAGATCTGCTTTTGTAATTCCACCACTACCACCAGCAGCACCATTGGCACCATTCATTTTCATGGTGCCATCACCAGATTTCTTTGCAGTCTGAACACCAAAAGTCGCAAGCACTCCGGTAAAGACACTTGCGATAAAAGTGGGATCGATCTTCCCTTGTGGGAAACCAGGGATCGTTACATAGTTCAGTGTGAGAATACCGCCAGACCAGACAAGAATACCAAGACGGACGAAGGTTGAAAGAATAGCAATATGCTCCTCAGAGTCTTCAACCTTTTCCTTCAACTTCCCTAATGGACCTTTCTTTTTTGGATCTTCCTTTTTAGGTTCTTCCGTTTTAATTTCGTCAGGCATTCCATATGGAGCAACGCAACTCTATTTAGAAATATATCCTTCTTTAACAAGAAACTCTCTAGTTAATGGAGTCGGTTCATATTCGGTCCACATCTGACCAGCAGCACAAGCATTCAATGCGTTCATAGTCATGTGTTCAGTCTTACCTGCCCACATTGCTTCCTTCTCCCACGGAATTGCTCCTGGTTGCATTGCATATGTCCTACGTGTCATCTCTTGCCACATCTCAGGAACACTTTCCTCTGGTAGAATAATAGCAATCAAACTATTATCAATCGTTCCTGCCATACAATCTTGTGCAGCGTGCCATCCTTCATGACGCATCACACTCATTAAGACATGAGGGCGACCCATGAATGTCTTATTTAAATAAAAGTTATTACTTACAGTATGATAGACACCACGATTTCCTACTGGAAAATACTTCTCGTCAGCAAGATATACACCGACACCAACATGGTTCAGTGAAGACATCATATGATTAAACTCTTGTGCCGCTGAAGTAAATGCTTCAGAGTTATCATAATTTGAAGAAACATCTAACAAAGAATTTACTTTAGTCACATCATCGGTGCATTCCTGAAGAAGCATACAACCCATAGAATGACTAGAATAATAATCATCCTTTCCAATAGGATCTGCCATTACAGGAGCAGCAAGACATGCTGCCATCAAGGCCATAATAATCTTTTTCATATCAGAAAGGAAGAGAAGGTACAGTAGTTGTGGGAAGTGGTAGAGCACCACCAGTAGCATCAGGAAGTTCTGGCATAGCAGAATCCATCATTCCAGGAAGTTGTCCAGCAATTGCTTCTGCTGCTGCACCAGCAACTTGAGATTTGATATTCTCAACAATAGAATCCTTATTGAGATATAGAGCAGTACCGCCACCGACGATACCAGCAGTTCCAACAAAAGAAAGAACTGCTAAAACATTAATTACTTTTTGCATAATAAGCCTCGTAGTATTTGGTAATGCCGTTACAATTTACATTACCTTGAGATACCCAATCGTGAGCACACTCGTATATAGATTGATTAGCATACTTTGATTTTCTTGTGTTGTCAAGTTCAGTTCCATACCTACTTAACAAAATGAGAAGAGCTTGTTCTCGTAGTTTAAGTTTCTCTTTATTGTATCTCCAATCTTCAATCATACCAACACCATTTTTTTTGTATAGTTATAAGCATAGAGTTCACGTTTCCCTTTAATTCCCCAACCCAACCAATAATAAGCAGGAACCATATATTGAGAAATGCTTTGACCACCACCCTCAAACTCAGGAAGGACTTTTTGGAATTGATTTTCATTAATCATATAACGTGTCTGGCACTCAAGAGTGCTAGGATCACATCCATACTTATTAGCAAAATAATTCAACCCCAAATAACGCTGTGTAGAGGTCCACTGAATGAGTCCGTACCCACCCCTATGGCAATCAT